CGTTTCTAGCCTCTTTTAATCTATCAACAAAAATTTGTGCTTTTACTTGAGTGGAGCTATATTTTTCTTCTCCAACAACAATGTTTTGAAGACCTTGTTTAATATCTTCATTTAAAACTTTATATTTTTCAGAACCCAAAACTTTATTCAGGTCTGGAATTACGAAATCGGCTTTGGTTGTATAATCTGAAACCAATACACGACCAACACTTTCATTTCTGAAAAGATTTTGCATCGCCTCAAGATTTCTGTCATTAACTCCACCCTTTTCTGGTTCAGCGCCCATTGTTATGAGCAGGATCACATTCTCAACAGTTCTTGTGATTTGTTGATCCATTTTTTTAAGCTCAAGCTTTGCATTGATATCCTCTAGAACAGGATAACCAAATGGAATCGCAAATGGCTCATAATCTTGTTTCTTATAGAAAGAATAAGAAAGTTTTTTAGGGTCAAGTTCAATTTTTAAACCATCAGTGTAGAAAGCTCCCTTTTTAATTTGATCTTGAACGTCTTTTGGCAAACCTTTCAAGATTCTCTCGTCTTCTTCTGTTGATGGAACTTGCAATCTAGAAAGTTCATATTCTGAAAGGATTTTCTCATAAGCACCGACATTAAAAGAAGAACTTCTTTTTGCTACAATATCAAATGGATTTAATATAATATATCGAAGAGGAATGTCATTTTTTGATTCTCCAGATTTTGGTTCAATCAACTTGACAAGCTGCGTAAAGTCATTTGTGTCAAATTTACCATCAACTCTGTATACGAATATGTTACCGCTTCTGTAATATTCTCTAAAGTATTGATCTTTTAGATTTTGAAGATTGATTCTTTCAAACCATTTTTGAAAAAACTCTCTGCTTTTTACAGTTCCACCCTCAAGAAAAACTTCTGTATTGGCAAATTCAGACATGATATCAATTGCGTTTCTAAAAATCGCAATATTTGCATAAGCCTTTTGACAAAGTTCAATAGCATCGCGAACATTTACTCCGTCTGCTGCATAATCATATGGTAGCATTCCAATTCGAATGCTTGAAAATCTATCGTGCTGCTGAGTAATTGCAGACCTGTTGATCCTCTTTTTGGTTGTTGGCGTTTCTTTTCTGGTATAAGCCAACGAGGTATCGTTATATGATGCAGAAGAAACATAAAATGGTTCGCCTAAAAGGTCTGGTTGATAACCAGATTGTAAATTGTTGAAATTTGTTGTGGGACTTTGCTCTTTATCAAATTGCCCCCAATATTCCTTTTTTCTTTTGGTATATCTTCTTTTTGCCATTCTTTTATATTATACACACAAAAGTCAAAAAGTATACTTTTAACTTTTAAAAGTTATGTTATGAACATTGGCGTAAATGTCGATTCAGGTCTGTCGTCCTTGTAATTGATTATATCATAATACACAGGAACCATCCAATTACCAAGAACCAGCGTAGAATACAAGTCTTTTCTTGCTTTTGATGCGCCTCTTTGTTTCTTTAGATTAGCTGGCAAATCGAAGCTTTGTGTTCCTTGGGCTGAAGTTGAAACTTGAATAAGCGCACATTGAACTTTAATGGTTGACATTATATCTCTTTGATGTTCAAGTAAATCAATTACTTTTGCTTTATTATCTTTTTCTTCGTAGTTATTGATAAACTTAAGCTTATCTACTGGAATATTTGCTTTCTTTTGTTGATAATAATCTTCATCCATTGCCGCACCAGCAAATATAATTCTTTTATGATCAAACGATGCTTGAAGTCTTTCGTTTGCGTATCGAATCCATTGAGAACTTGGCTTGCGAAGAATTACATAGTTTCTTGTTTCTTTGTTGTATTGCTGCTTAAGACTCTTGATGCCTTTTTGATATTCTTGATGATTATCAACATCTGCATCTATAACTCCCAATTTTATCTTCGCTTCTTTGAAAATACTACTTTCATTACAAGAGTTAATAAATTGAACACCGCCGTTATAGTCACCCACAACAGCAACAATATTAAAATTAGTTAAAACATAAGCTGCGTAGTGTATGTGGCTTTTTAGATTTGTGCCTGACATTGCATATCCATGAACAACAATAGCTTTCTTGTTATCGTTGTCTAATTTTAAAACAATCATAGCGAAATCGTCAGAAGATTCACTCTCTGACCAAGAGGGGTCGATTGCTAGTATGTATTTTGCGTTAGGATCGCCTACAATCTGAACTGACTGACCTTCTCCATCAGCAACTGTGCAAGCCGCCATTTTGCTAACTTTGAAGTAACCAGAGCTATCGTCTGTAAAAACAGCACCAAACTCTCGATCAAACTGAGATTGACTCATGATACTCTTTGATTGATTAATCAAGTTTTCATCATAAAGCTCTTTCGGCGCACAGTCATAACTAAAGTGCGTTATCACCCTGTGAGCGCCATCTTGACTTTTTTCGTTTAAAATCAAGTTTTCATAATCACAGTAAAGCTTGTAAAGATATTCAAATTTGTAAGAGGCAGATGAAAGGCCAATAATTTTGTTGTTTGGCCAAACTGTTTTATCTTCTGGCTTTAATTTACCCTCTTTGATCATTAGATTTTCAACATCTGCAATCTTTTTTCTCTCTGTTGGATTCTCAACCACAGAAAGGAACGGCATGATAACTTCATTGAGGATTTTTTCTGGCATCAAAAGAAGCTCGTCAATAATCATTCTATGAAAGCGGAAACCGCGCAGTTTTTCACCATCGCCAAGTGGTAGCGCAGTGATCTTACTATCTCCTATTTCCATTACCCATTCATCATTCTGTTTGGAAACTCTAGTTATACATTGAGATAAAAATCCAGCTTTAGGATCTCTTGATATGTCTTCCATTTTCTTGAAAATCATTTTTGCCTGACGGAAAGACTTTGAAATAATACCAGTATGCACCCCTTGATGAAGAATTCCATCTAGAAGCGCAAAAACTGCGGTAGAGAACGATTTAGACATACCACGCGACCATATCCCCAAGAAGTAATCTGTCTCCATCATTGATTTAATTGCTATGTGCTGGAAAGGAAAAAGCTCTACTCCAGTAATCATTTTACAAGCAAATGAAGGGTTGGCTCTCAAAAACTTATATAGCCATATTTTAGCCTCCTCTTCTTCCAAGAAGTCTTCAAGAGCTAAAATCTCTTCATTGACGTTTTTGAATTTACTGCGCCTTTTCTGTTGTCCTGTTTCCCAACTCATGATTTAAATATTGTGACCAGAAATATTGAATATCTGTTTTCCATAGCTTTTTGCCTAATACGAGTAATTTAGGAATCAATAATGAGCTATTAGCCCTTGATCCAGAAAACACGAATTGACAACAATCGGAGAACTCGTTTTGAAGTTCTCTCATATTATGATATACATAATTTAGTTTAAATTTTTTGTAGTTCTTTTTATTTACTTCTTCGATGTTATTGAAATCTTCATCCACAACAATGTAAGTGTAACAACCTATTTCTCTGCACCTTTGTAATTCTTTTGCAAATCTATTGTAGCCGTTTGTTACTGTCGCGCCAAAGTCTTGAAAACTCTTACGATCTACAAAAGTATAATCATAGAGAGAACCTGCAACAGCGTAATCTCCAACATCTAATTTCATTTGTTGGGAATTTTTAAATGACAGAGGTTTTTGTTCTCTGGTATCAATCAAAATTTTTACATTACTAAAGTCTTTCCAGAACTCTTTTGGCATATGACTCCCCAATAAAGGCTTAACTCCACACATCCTACATGCTTCCGTATAGCTGCCAAAATACTCTTTATACAAATCCACGCTGGGCATACCAACAGAAGCCAAATACAAATAACTTGGGCCATGATCAAGATTTTTATCTTGTATTCTTCTTTTGAGCAATTCGATTAAGTATTTTTGAACTTCTGAGCGTGGGTTTTTTTCGCACCATTCGAAGACCTGATTGGGTCTTGAAAAATCCATTTCAAAATAATCAGAGAAATTTTTAAAAGGTAAAGGTTCGCCAGTTAATTTGTTAAATCTTGGATAATGCTTGACATAATAATCTCCAAGATACATACCATGCGCTTTGATATGCGTGTGTAAGCTTCTGCGAGTTTTGAATTCGCGGTCACATTCTTTACATTTAAATTGCATCGTCTTTGTGAATGCCGACAACTCTAGCAAACCATGCATCCATGTTTTCAAGATTTTCGGCTTCTTCTTTCACTAATTGTTTCTGCATTTCTGCCATTCTTACCATGTTGTCTCTTTCTTCTTTTTCTTGAAACAAGTGGACTATTGATAAAATAGAAGCATTTTCTCTGGTTTTCCTTTTCATGCGTTCAGCACGATCACCTTGGAGTTTTTTCGTCAAGTTTTCGATTCTGTTTTCACATTGATGATATTCAGAGCTTTTTGCTTTGATAATCTCCGCTAGGCGCACACTCATTTCTTGTTGATCGTCAGCAACGTCAAACATATCATTGAGTTTGTTCAAGTGTTTACTGATAACTTCAAGGTTGATAATTTCTTTACAGACGTTAAGGTAAAGATTGATTTCGTCTGCGGTAAGATCGGGCTTATCCCAAGTTAGTCGAACAAACTCTTGCTCAAATAATTCTCTGTCGCTTTGATCTAAATAGTTATTGATGATTTTCAAGAAGCGCGAATTATTCAGGTTGATACCAAGCTTTTCAACGCAAATTTGATATTGTCTGTTTAGCTTTCCATCATCCAGTGATAAGCCAGTTGCATCGTTAATCTTTTTCACTATTCTTGAAGAAGATTTTGGGGCAATGTAACTATTCAAAGCTCCGCTGTCTTGAGATGGAATAATATCTGGATTGATCTCTTGCAAATACTTAAGCACAGACCTTTGCTCCATTCCAAGGTTTTTTATCTCTCTATCTGGAAACAAAAGCTCGGCAATTCTCAAAGAACTTAATCCCATTTCCGCTTGATCGCAGATAAATGCGCCCTGATCTTCAGTGAATTGAATTTCTTCCTTTTTAGGCTTTCTTCTTGTTTTATATTCAACACCTTCTTGTATCAAGAAGTCGCGAACAAGTATGCCCTCCTTGTTTCTAGCATCAAGGCTTTCATCATTAAATAGCTTTTTGGTAAGTATATTTACGTCCGTAGTGTTAACGAACTCTTTCCTGAGCCATTCTTTTTGTTCATCTGAAAGTGTCATCAATTATAATATCTTTTTGTTTAATTATTTCTGCGGCTTTTTGCAAAAACAACTTTTTCAAGTTTTTTATTTGTCTATAACCCGCTTTTCTTTTTTCTTCGCTTGTTTTGTAGCCCATCATTTTAGCAACATCTTCTTCTGTCTTTTTCTCAAAAAATAACATGTAGTATGCTTTATAATGCTGCTCACTTAAAACTTTTTTCATTTCAATGTTTAATTTTTCCGTGGATTGCTCGTAAGAAAAATCTTTTGAAGCTCTTGAAGATACTTCGTGATAATGATCTTCCATTGAAAGAGATGTTCTCAAGTCGAGAGCAACTTTTTTAGTTTTTTCCCACTTAGAATAGTCTAAACATTGACTATTTTGAATTTTATTTGCTGTTGCAGAGCATCCATCTTCACCCAACGCAAATGGGCAGCTTAAACACGGCTTAACATAATTTCCATAATGGTTTCTAATAAGATTATATATTTGGTTTCTTATAAGCTTACCAAGCCACGGCTCAAGAGGTTTGTCCTGTTGCCACTGCGACCATTTATTATAAATATGGATTTTTATATGTTGTTGAACATCTTCAAAATCAAACCAGTTTATAGCATCAAGTCTCCACCTACTTCTTTGCTTTTGAATACATAGGTTTATTATATCAATACAGTCGTCAAATGTTTTTTTACTTGGTTGATTTTTTTTCATCAATAAAATCCCCAATGTTTTTGTTTTGACTTCTTCTTGATCTTCTTGATTGTTCAGTATGCTCTCCAAAAAATGAGCCTAATGAAGAAACGCTGGACGATATACTTTTATCAATTTCTACCTGTAATTTATCAATGAATGGAACCTCATCAATATCTGTTCCATCTTCATCGTAATCATCATCAACCGACACCTGCCTTTGTTTTACTGGTTGCTTGACGCTTGAAGCACCAACAACTGAAGTTGGCGTTCCACAATTAGAACAAAATTTTGGCTTTGAATATTCAAAAACCATTTTGTAACCACACTCTGTGCAAAATGCTTGACTCATATATAAATATATATGATAAAAAAGCTTTTTTTCAAATTTTAATGACAATAGTTGCTATTTTTGTGTATAGCCACTTTTCGCAGTGTGAGCGTAATAGACCTTATACTGTCTATTTATTTACACTATTTTCCTTCCAATCTGCTAATAATAAATTTCAAAATGCGGCTTCTTACAATATCGTTCTCTGTAAAAGAAAATGTTAAAATTCCGTTCTCAGCAGATTCTTTGTCTGAAAACTTTTCCATCATTTCTTTGAGTCCAGATTTACCGTTAATATCGCTTTGTAGATAATCACCACCAATAATAATTTTTGAACCCTCACCAATGCGAGTTATTAGCGTTGTTAATTCTTTGAAGGTGAAGTTCTGAGCCTCATCTGCAAAAATAAGCTTGTCTTGCCAACTAGCACCCCTAAGATAATTAATTGGGGCTGCTGAAATTTTCTCTTGACTTTTCAAGAACGCTTTATCTCCAGCCTGAAGTATTTCATCAAGCTTATCATAAAGAGGCATCAAGAAAGGATCAAACTTCTCGGCTATGTCCCCCGGTAAGCTGCCAAGACCCTTATCAGCACTTTCTGCAATACTCCTGATGTAAATAAGGTCTTTTTCAAAATCTTCTTCAAGAAGTTTGAGCAAGCCATACAAACCCATGTATGTTTTGGATGTTCCTGCTGGGCCAGAAATGAATATTATCTTGATTTCTGGGTTTAAAATCTGGTTAAGTAGATTTTGTTGCTTTTTGTTGAAGTTGAACTTCTTTTTTTTGAAATTTATTTTCTGTTCGTTGAGTGATTTAAACTCAATCGAACCCTTTCTTGGGTCAGATTTTTTTTGAGCCATTCTACATTATATTACACAATAATCTCTTGAATGGATACAGAAGTCACAGAAGAATTTCCTTCTTGAACAGAATATTTTTCTTGGTAAAGTGTTGCGCCAGAACTTAACGCGAAAGAAAGCTGTCCTCCCCCAAAAGCGTCAATATGATTACCATTAACATCTTTTGGAATCAATGATATGCTGGAAGTCAATTTCTTGCCACTATAATCAATAAATGAATTTAATCCTGTAGATTGGATAGCTACTTCAGCAGCAACTTCGTCAATCAAATATCTCACAGGGTTAACAGAACCAATACCGTATATTGGGGTTCTTGAATATTTCTTTGTGTATGCAAAGCTAGTTACAACATCTGCGCTTACAACTTGATTCGCGCCGCTTAAAACACAATGAGCGCCATCCATGATGCCTGTAGCCTTCATCGCACTATCAATATTGCTTTGAATGGTTGAATCTCCGCTGATTGATTCTTCAGACGGAAAATCATAAGATGTAAATTCGGCGCTGGCCTGTAAAGGCTGAAATGGATTGACCTGAATTTGATATTGATCTAAATAACACTTTTTAAATATATTGTCGCCAATCTTGATAACAAAATCGGCGTTGCCTGTTTGAGAACCTAAATCACCGCTGGTTAAATTGGGTATTGAATCATACAAAAAAGAATATGCGTCATCTGAGTTTACTGAAGGATACGCTGTTGATGGCGTGTCTTTATGAAGATAAAAAGATATATTTATTTTTGTTTCACTTGGCCCCGAAACTGGATATTGACGATCAAAATCAACAGGATAACCAATTGTTCTTTTTGGAGTGAGACTTGTTGAGTATTGAACATCTACACTGCTGCTCATCAAATAATTGTTTATTCCCGCAACTGGATTGAATTGCGGTTCTATGTAAACAGGAGCATTTGTGTATCTCATGCTTGATTTTACACTTTTTTTCTTGACTTTCCAATAAATAGCCGTAAAATTAAAACCAACAATGAAAAAAATCATGATATCATCACTATCATTGTTGATTGTGTCTTGTGGTATTACGCCAAGCGTAAACATATTAACCACAGAAGATAAAGATCAAGGAGTTGGTGAAAAATATTACCAGTTTTGGTTAAAATGGCGCAAAGACTTCTAATGAACATCGAAACAATCACAGTAGGTATCTGCATGGTTCTGTATTTTATCACAGGAGCAACTTTCGCGGCTAAGGGGAACTTGCCTTGGGCATTGGTGTGGTTCGCGTATGCAGTGGCAAATGTGGGCTTAATCTGGGCTTCAAAAAAATGAAATATAAAAACATAGAAAATATGACCGATCAAGAAATTCTTGATTACCACTATGATTGGGCATGTTGCATGAAATATTCTTTCAATGGCCGCGATTT